TTCTGGCTTGCTGCTGCTGTTGGTGTTGCAATTCTAGTTTTTCTCCAGGAGGGCATACAAAAATGAGTTATTCATTTGGTAAAAATAGTCTTAAACATCAAGATGGCCTCAACCCTGACTTGAAGTTGATTTTAAAACGCGCCTTGGAAATATCAGTTTTTGATTTTGGAGTACCAGTAACAGGGGGGGTGAGATCAGCAGAGACTCAAAACCGCTTATACCTAAATGGTAAGAGCCAACTAGATGGATATAACCACATTTCAAATCATCAAAGCGGAAACGCTGTAGACGTTTTCGCAATCGACCCAGACACAGGTAAAGCCTCATGGGATCACGAAATGCTTGCCGTAATTGCAGCAGCTATGCTTCAAGCCGCTAGTGAGCTTGAGACAGCACCATTACGATGGGGTGGGTTATGGGGTCATTACGGGAGAAATGGGGCGTTTTGTGACAGACCTCATTTTGAATTAGTAATAGAGGACTAAATATGGGCTGGCTATCAAGTTTAGTAGGTGGAGGCGTTGTAGAGCCGATAGCAGCGATTGGGTCAGTCTTAGACAACCTGATCACTACTGATGAAGAACGAGCCGCAGCAGACCTATTAAAGAATAAACTCGCACAGCAGCCAGCAATGGCCCAGGCTGAAATCAACAAGGTTCAAGCAGGCCATCGATCTACCTTTGTCGCAGGGGCAAGGCCGTTCTTAATGTGGGTTTGCGGTTTGGGATTCTTGTTTGCCTTTGTTGTTAACCCGATCCTCCAATGGATAGCACCCGATCTAGGCGCACCAGAATTGCCTCTAGACGCAATGATGGAACTAACCCTAGCAATGTTAGGACTAGCTGGACTAAGAACAGCAGAGAAGATTAAAGGCGTATCTAAGTAATTCCCCACGCTAGTTCTCCCTAGCCTTGACCAGTTGATCGCTGGTCTTTTTTATGGGTGGTCCTAAGTCACTCAGATTAACTCAGTTAAGACCAACCTTTAGAGCAGTGTTTAGTATTGATAAGTGTTGGTAAAAACGTGTGCTAAGTTGTTGATTCTATTAGGCTAGATTGATTAGTATTTTGGTAACGCAAAAGCACTAAATCCTAGTAACTACGGGGGTTTGCGTCCGATTGGACATCTGCCTGGGGGGCAGGGGGTCGCAGGTTCAAATCCTGCCGTCCCGACCAATCAAACCCTTATGGGGTGGGGCTTTCAGAGCTTTTCCAAATATCCAGAAAACAGAGTTGGTAAAAAGTTGGTAAAAAGTTGGTAACGCTTAACGATTTAAATCGGCTTTTAAGTCTAATTTAGGCTCTGCTATCTTCCACTCAATATCATCAGGATCTTCTTCATAAAAGTTGGTCATTTCTACACTGGAGTGACCAGCCATTGTTGTTGCTGATTCGCCAAACCTTCTCTTGTATATTTTACTGCCTAATGCCTTACCCTGGTGAATGCCTGGTTGTTCATCTTCTGCGTAATCAGGGTATGCGTTAACTAAATCTCTGACCTTCTTAAATGCTCTACTCAAATACGCTGGCGTTATGTATGTTCTATGTTTGCCTGAGTCCATTGCAGCCTTAGTGCGCTTCTGTGGCACTCTGTGAATCAAGTATGGGCTTAATACATTGTCGGCTTTGCACTGTTGTATAACTTGCGCCAATTCGTATGTGACCTTAATTTTAATATACGCACTATCATGCTTAATGCTTTTCTTTTGGATCATGTGAATATAGCCATCTTTAATGTCAGACAATTTAATATCACAAATATCCGATCTTCGCTGTAATATTAATATTGCCAGATCCATAGCGTTTTTTAGCCAAGGTTCTGCTGCGTTATAAATAGCATTCCAACCATCAATGGTATGCCTTTTGGTAACACGCTTTTTGTTTACCTGTAAACATGGCGTTGCTGGGTTAATACTATCAACGTAACCTTCTTGTATTGCGTACTCAAATAAAAGCATTAGGTGGCCCCTGTGAACGTCACGCGCCCTAGCAGTGCCCAGGTTAGTTTTTGGGTCATACATTTCATTAAGGTATCTAGTAATGTCTATCGTCTTAATGTCTCTGGCGTATTTTTTCCCTAGCTTTATTTTAATGCGGTCTAAAGTGTAGCCGCGATTATCAAAAGTTGACTTGGCTATTTTATTTTCTGTGAATTGTTGTTTAACAAACGACCTATATTCCTCGCACAATGCACTGACTTTGATCATGCCATTAATTAGCATTTTTTCAATTTCAAAACGTTGCTCAAACTTGTCATTCATAATCCTTGCGGCTTTCACCGCATTTAGCTTATTAGTTCCAAGCCCATGCCGAGTTTTAAGTGTAGGGTGCTTATACGCATAGTACACCCTGCCTTTTGATGAACTGGCGTAAAGGTTTGGCGGCAATCCTTGAGGTTTAGGCACTTAGTATTTTCGCCATGACAGCGTCCATTTTATTTTTATCAGAGTCGTTAGCGTACTCTTCCCCAGCCTGATCTTCAATGTAATAAGATCGGCCCATCTTGATGGCATTCAACTTACCCTCTCTGATCCAACGCCTCACAGTGTTAATGTGGGGCTGTGAAGCCTTTGAAAAGGTGCGATCCATGTACTCGTCAATCGTCATTAATCTACTCATTTTCTGCAATCCCATTCTTCAACTACGCAACTAGGCGACACAAATGATCGCCCCCGATTGTCTGGCTTTGGTATGGCTTTTCTAGCCCACTTAATAAGAATCTGTCGCCTATTTATCTCTGCCACTATATCAGCGTCAGAGAGCATTGTAATAGGCACTGGCACTTGCACTTGCACTTTAGTATTCATTTTTCACCTTCATAAAATATACGATCTAATGACATTGGTGCAGACTTGTAACCATTATTCATATTTCCATTAAGGGCTGGCCTAAATGTATGTATGTATAGCGATTCAAGTCTGTCTAACATATAGTTTTCACAAGGAACCCAGGCTATCGAGTCAAAGTCTTTAGTGCTTTGGTGGGTTGATATTCGGCTATATACCGAAGTCGATTGACCAACGTAAACTACAGACTTATTTTTAATAAGAAAATATACGCCTACTGCTTTGTCCCAGGGCTGGCATCCATCCACGACCTCACTCTCAGTAAGCATGGTTTTGCTTGTTAGCTTGGCAGATAGGTTGCCTAAGATAGCCTCCCTTTCTAACTTATCGCGCTCACTATTAAGTTCTCTAATTCGCATTTCTACAACGTCCAGCCTTAATAACTGCTCCTTCTTAGCTTCATCTTTGATTAACTTATTCCGTTTAATAGTGTCACGCCTCTTCTGAGCTATAGCTATCTTCTGTTCTGGCGTTTTTGTGTGGTAGTAATCCAAATTAACAACCTCCTAAATATGCATTTGTTCGTCACTCAGGGCTTCTGGGTGATGCCAGGTAAAGTCTTCATGCTCTACTGGCATTCCGCAATCTGCGCACTTGTCAGCATCAATGTCATAACCAATTTTAGTTACTTCACCAATGCTGTAACCCACTTGAGATTTCATAACGCCTCCCAACAAATTTTGTAGAAAAAAAATACGGGCTATTAATAAGGAAAAAAACCTAAACAAATAGCCCGATTAATTTTTAAAATGGAATACCATCAAGATTGCCATGCTTATCGACAGGGCCGTAGCCAACGTCATTGGTGTTTGGGCCTGTGTTCCAATCATGCGTAGCTGCTTTGGCCTGCGCCATTTCAGTTGACTGTTGGGGTGGTTGTTGATGCGGTTGGTTTTCTTTTGGGTTAAAACTAAATGACATAAACTTCTGCCCATTTTTGCTAGTTTTAATCCATGCAGACATCCAAATATGTACACCATTAATTTCACAATTTCCAGTGTAGTCAGGGTGTTTGTCTGATTTCTTGTCAGCCTTAAACAAAGCCCCAGTGTTATTATTGTCGTACTGACTCATTTTCATTCTCCAGTTATTTTAAAAAGTTAGATCCATATGACCTTCATTTACTACATCTAAAAACTTCAATAGCTTTGCTCTGCACTCTTCAATGTCATCAAAGTCGTCCCTGGTGACTGTCTTAACGAATAGTGGGCGTTCATAATTTCGATCATCGAAGCTGGCAAATACCCAATACTTAACATCGTCTGACATAATGAATGGGGCTTTAACCTGGTGCAGATATTCTTTGGGTATTTCGTTTTTAATAAGATACTCAACGTGTTTTTTACTGTTGGGACATTTGGTTTCGATGCCGCCAACTATCACGCCATCTTCTTCTACAATGCCATCTGGCGAGATTGAGAAGCGTGGGTATGCGTCATTAAGAAGTAAGCCTGTCTCAGTAAACTGGATGCCTGTCTCATCCTCTGTAGCGCGTATAGCAAATGGCTCAAGCTCATTACCTCTGTCAATTGCAGGGGTGCTGAGATCGCTCATTTGAACCTCAGTCATGCGGTCTGCAATAAGCGAGTACATCAATGTCTTCTGGACTGCTGGTGTCCCTAGTGCGCTACTAAGGCTAGTGCCAGTAACATTGCCATGCCTAGCTTTAAGCCAATCCAAAGACTTCTGCTCCATATCAACCTTATACATTAGACGCTCCTATCTTGTTTTTCATGGTGTCTTTATGCTCAGTCAAACGAGCCTTTAAATGTTTTGGTATTGAAGTAAACGCCTGCTTTAATTCTTGCATTGTGGTGCAATTACTTAGGCTGTTTACATACTGATCAATGTTTTCATTGGTATCAGGTATAGCTGCTCTAACGCGCAGAGCCATAACTTCTGAGCCAAAAGCTTTTACCATAGTTGCGTATATCTGAATGCTCTGGCCTTTCCAGTGGTGGTAGCTAGGGCCGTACAAAGAGGCAATGGTTTTTACATTGGTAATGTTCATGACCATTGGTGGGGCATTTACAAAAGTGATTACTGGCACTTCTTCTTGCTGACCACTTGCACTTCTGATGCTTTGCATTTCCACATGATCGATTGTGGCGACCAGCTCTTCACCTTCATTTAAGTTATGAGAGCCAAGCAACATAGTCTTATTTGGAAATAGGTTTTTCCAATGCGTTGTCTGGCTAGGCTCATAAACAATGCTAGGGTTGATTTGCGCTACATTATTCATAGTTCTACTCCCGATAAAATTATTACGATTACAAACAACCAGGCTTGTACTGAAGCACTCACGATGTCATACCTACTGTCCACCAGACTGTGCAAACGATCCAGATAACTACACCTAATGCATTGATCACAAAAGTCTCTTTAGTCATGGGTTAATGCTCCGAATGCTTGTCTGCGTACCACTCAAGTGTTAACTCAGGGTGATAGTCTTTAAAGTAAACAGCAGCACACTTTGTAATGATTTCTTCTGAAAGCTGCTGGGCATCATCTGGAAAGCGAAAAGCCAGCCAAATAACTCTAACTTGCTCGTCTTCATCGCCATACTGTAAAAGGTCGTCAACATAGTAATGAGTCTTTCCAATCTTGATATAGCTATCGTAGAGCAAGTCATCTTTAAGCTCGTTAAAAGCATCTTCAAGTAGATAGTCAGGTGCATCAATAACATCGGTGTGAATGTTGACCTGATTAGTAATGTGGCAATGCGTTAATGAGTTCATGTGCTGCTCCAGTTCTTAATTGGTATGACTCATAATAAGTTAAGTTAACAAGGAATGCAAGTTTATTTGTTATGTATTGATAAGTGTCATGTCGGAGGTAAAATTTAAGCCAAAAAAAATCCCCATAAAGGAGATCGGTTGATATTGATGTAAAGTTTATTTAGTTGGGGCCGTTTGGCTCAGAGTCCTTTTCAAATTTACCGAGCGTAAGATTGCTTTTGCGCTTTAATCCATATAAAGCATCCGTGGCTACAGCGTGTTTGGGTAGCAGTCGATTAAACGCGTCTATCAATGGCATAAACCATTTCCAGATGCCTCTCTCTGTCATCCAATACCGCTTCTTGCAGCGCATTTTTGAAAAATTAAAATTAATGTTCATGATATTTACTCGGCTACAAATGAGCCAATCACCACTCCTATTATTTTAGAACCATCTGTAAATGCTTCTATTGCGTACTGTGGGTTGATTGGCTTGAGCAGCTTCTTACCCCCATCTTCAATGTACTCTTTAAAAGTCGCTTCCTCAGAATCTTCAAGTTTAGCCATAACGCGAGAGCCACTAACTAATGGCGCGTCTGGGTCAATGAATATAATGATTCCTGCTGGATAACTTTTATTGTTAGGGTAGGGCGATGTCATCGAATCCCCGTTAACAGTCGTGGCAAAAGTATTTTCACCACATTGAACTGGGCAGTACAACCAATCCACTGTCTCCTTGTCTAGCTTCATATAATCTCCTTGATAATATGCATTAACTTCATTCCACCTGATTAATGGAATTCGGCTGTGAATAGGTGCAATTGAAACCTCACCTCCGAATGTTGCTCCATGCAATATGTAGTCTGGGGCGCAATCTAACGCCCTGGATAGTGCTGATAAGTGCTTGTTCTTAGGCTCTACTTCCGCATTTTCCCAATACGTTATTGAGGTTGCAGACACCCCCACCAATTCGCCCAATGCTCGCTGGGTTAAGTTTTTTTCTATTCTACGAGATTTAATTCGTTGTCCAGAAGTTGTCATTTGTTTAATCCTGTTGTCGATATGTAATTTAAAACACTTAAATAGTGTTAAGTAATCTTATCGGGTATTGACCTAAGTTGCGTTGGTGTGAGACTATAAGTCAACTTAACAAGGAGGCAGCGATGTTGAAGGAAAATTGCATTAATCATTTTGGCACT